CGAAGAATGATCTCCCAACTCTTCTACATCGTTATGCGTGTTCTGACCTTTTGCGTAAGCAAATATGAATATGACGCGATTTGCAAACGGTGCCTCATTGACTGTGAGACGCCTAAAGAGCGCATGTATGGCTACGTGCGTTGTTTTGAGTTGTTGGCCCACGCCCAAACTGTTAATTTGGTTTGGTTTCTCATACTATTTTGTGTACCGTTTATTACGGTATATATTGTTTCCCACTTTTTGTGGTTCTCTGCTGCAGTTGAACCACAATTTAAATGGTGTGATGAGGGAGCCGTCTATAACATTAACCCCACTAGGGATCCTTTCAACTATCCAGCTGAGAAGTCTAGGGGTGAAATGTTGATGGCTAGCGTTTACTTCGACGGAGTAGGACCGTCAGCAGGTATTTGGGTCACTTCAAAGGCCGTAGGATGTGCGTACATCGGCATAGGTTATCAAGTAGCTTATGTGATTGTATGGTTCCTTAGCTTTGTAATTGATAGTTGCTCACTGGGCATCTGTGTATTCAGTATGCTCCCCTTTACGGAGGGGATGCGCATAACTCTACAGATGTTTAGTGTGTACGGATTCGGGATCTGGGATATTAGTAGCCACACCTTTGTTGGTGTGGATATACATTTCTTCGTGTGGACTTGGTATATATATCGGTTCATATTGGTTTTGTCACTAATTTTGCTCTTCTTGCCATCGGCTTGGTCAACAAGCCGAGCGTTCGTGAGAGTAATTTCAGAAGATCCTGTTTCTTATCAAGGCCCATCAATCCCTTTGAAGCAAAAGACCCCCATCGGTAGGGGGCAGGAGCCGGAGTCCAAATATCCCGCTACTAGTAAGCCCAATACATTACAGGGCCCACTAGAAAGCGCGATAACTGGACGTCCCATAAATATCGCCCCGCGACCACCAGGGATGGTGCTGATCACTGATGTGTTCGGCGCTGTCATTGGAGTCGGGACCAGGGTATCTGTAGGTAATTGTAAAGATTATCTAGTAACTGCTTTTCATGTTATAGAAGATGCCACCACTGGATCCGATGATTTCTGTTTACAGACGAGCGATGGAGATGAGAAAGCTGTGCGTATTAGAGTCGCTAATTACGCCGATTTGGTAGTCATGGAAAGTGACAGGCAACAATTTGATTTTATTATTATGAAATTGCCTGCTAATTTTTGGGCAGCACTCAAAGTCGCTGCCGTTAAATACCAAAAGCCGGTTTTCACCAGTGTTATGGTGTCAACCTATGGCCCCTATGAAGGCGAGATTGGTCGATCATTCGGCCGCGGTAACGCGGACACGGATGAAGGCAGGTCACCCTTTGCGATTAAGTACAAGTCTTCTACCTTACCGTCGTGGTCGGGGAGTGGCGTTATGTCAGCCGGGTCTGGGTCAACTAGATTTCTGGCGTTGCATCAACGTGGCTCCACCCCCACAGACGAGCACAATCATGGTCTCATGATGGGTCGCTTTTTGGCGGAGTTAGAAGCTGAAGCTTTAGGCCAACCTGAGTCCGGGTTTGAAGGGTCGGAAACGACCCCCAATAGCCGGAAATCATTAATAGGTGAAAGAACACCCACCGATTTGATGCGTCTGCGTCTTACAAAGATGCAGCAGGAAGACCCTCGTATGTTGCAAGACATGAAGTTTGACGCAGCTGATTTGTTAGCTGAGGACTGGACTTTTGTTATGAACAAGAACGACCGCAAGGTGGAGAAGAAGGTGGCAAAGCGACAAATCCGTGGCCAGAGAGAGTATGTATATGCGATATACAATGCTAAGAATGGCAAACAGTTAGTCGATAGCATGTTACAAGCTATGAGGGATACCCATGCCCTCCGCCAAGACCAGACCACTATGTTGGCTGACCGTTATAAGGATATGGTCACCAAGCGTGGCGTAACTCCCGCCGAGGCTGCTAAGAGAGTAGCCGAGTCGGCAGACGATATTCAAGAGAATAACGCCCGATCTGCCGCCCTGCAAGAAATGCAGGAATACGCCCATGCCAAGTTGTTGCGCGAAGCTAAGGACAAGAAGATGTCCACAGCTGAGCGCAATGACGTTTTGGCATCGGTGTTGGGTCCCTTGGAGAGTGCTACAGCACGAGTCGTGGTTAACACAGACCAGGCAGTAGTAGTTACCCCAGTTAAGGTCACGGAAGTTAAATTCCCTGCCCGGCCAGAACTGGTTGCTAATGATGATGTGGATTTGATATATCCCATCATCCACCAAGAGGATCAGGACTTCAGCACTATCGTTGTGCCGTTCACATACATTCCCCCTGTCAACAGGCCTGTAAAGGTCGAGTACATAGTGCCCCTTCATTTAAACTTGAAGGGGAGCCAGAAGGGGGCTCCAGTGACGCCCTTCGAGAGTCATGGGCCCTGGCCAGGTATGATTTCTTCGAGCTCTATGATGAGCGCAGAGATATCTGGCAAGGTGAAGGTCTTGGACTCGAAAGAGTCGGCCACATTGCCTGCACAACCCCCAGCCGTCCCCACGAACCCTCAGAAGCTATACGACATATTAAGCATGTCGATGGCTCAAATCAAGAAGATTCGGACGGAATCTGGGGTGAAGAACCAATCAGAGAGGCCATTAGCAAGGTTGCCGATTGGTGCTCCCCAAAACGTGGCGCTCAAGCAGAGCGCGCCTCCCTCGTCTACCAAGTTGGTAGGTACAAGGAAGGGCTGGAACCAAATCCAGCGCAGGTAAGGGCTGTAATGGCCCGAGTGGTTGCCCGGTACCCTAAAACCGGGCTCCATCAATATTTCTGGAGGAAAGATGAGATTTGGCGCAAGAGTATCTTGAAAGAGATGCTTAGAGTTATGAAAAGAGATTCAACTTGCGGGATCCCATATATGAATTTAGTCAACCCCCGTGTGAACGGGGAGTTGGTAGACCAGTTTCCAGATATGATGGTTAATTTGGCTTATGATCGGCTTGAGCTCCTCGCTAAGGTAGAGCTCAGGGGTATGTCCGCACTAGAAATGGTGCGCATTGGTGCCACCGATCCTAAGAGGGTGTTTGTGAAGAACGAACCCCATACCTCAGCTAAGGCAGCTGAGGATAGATGGCGCCTTATCAAGAATCTCTCCTTTGTGGATCAGTTAGTTGAGCGTGTCTGTTATGGACCGCAAAACCAAGAGGAGATTGACCAGTGGATTAATATCCCGTCTTCACCCGGTATTGGGTTTGACGATGATAGCCAACTCGAGCTTCTCGAGTTGGCAATGCCAATTGAGCCTGGTTATCCAGTAGCAGAGACTGATATATCTGCCTGGGATTGGAGCGTTAAGCCATGGTTATTCCGTGCTGAAGCTGAGATGCGAATCTCATTATGTTCAGACAATAGCCCTGAGTTTAACAGGATAGTCCGCAACTTAGTTGAGGCCACCTTACTCACACTATCAGTGTTATCTGATGGCACAATTGTTGAGCAATTGAAGCCAGGTGGCATGCCTTCGGGCTCGTACTGCACGAGTAGCAGTAACTCACGTATGCGAGTTTTATTAGCATACCTTGTAGCCGACTCGGCGGGTCTCGGGAGAGATCCGCTGGTTCGTGCTATGGGAGATGATTGCATTGAGGAGCCCATACCAGGGGCTCAGGATCGATACAATCAGCTGGGTTTTCTAACCAAGTTGTATTCTGTGAATACAACAGGGTTTGAGTTTTGTTCCCACTATTTTCAAGTGTCTCAATTTGAGGATGGTGAGTTGCATTACGGGTATGGTATTCCGAGGAATTGGAGTCGTACCCTGTACCGCCTTATCGATAAACCCTACTCCCAAGAGTTTTATGAGCAGTTTTGCTCGGAGATGAGACATCATCCCCATCTGGATGTTATGATTCGCATATTGCAGGCGATTCCTAACTGGTACAAGCCAGAACAGATTGGATAATCTATAAATATCCCGGGTACCACCCAACTAGTTGTTAAGACTCTGTCTTATGCAACAGCGTTCTCAGGGGTCTGTGTATGCAGGCTCTGTACGAGGGACAGGAGTGTCAAGCTAGTTGGTGGTTCGTGATTTACACGAACCACAGCCGAAGCTCGAAAGAGCCTAGGTCAAATAATCATGGTAAGTGGAACCATAACCCGATGTGGAGGCAGATTCGAAAGAAGCCGAGTGTTTGAGATGTATAATTATATTATGCATAGTCGAGG